GTCTTCCAGCGCATGATGGCTGGTAGGTGGCTTAGGCAATCCTGGATACAGCTTATATACCGTTCGTGCATCACAGATCTTATAATATTGCCAAGGCAGGGGTTTGCCATAACTCTTGTAGGCATGCTCCAGGATGTTGGCATCGTATGTGGGACCATTCATCCAGATACGATTGCACTTCCAGCACAGTTTATGAAGTTCGTCCAGGGCTTGGTCTAGTGGGATACGGCCCACCTCATTGAACGCTTCATCCCGTGCGGCTGCAGGTTGTGTGGCCCACCAGTCTATGGTGCCTTGTTCAATGGTGCGGTTTTCTTGGCTTTCAAGATCAACTCGAGCATAGTATTTGTGCTGGTAGTAGCCAGTGCCAAGAGGGTCAAATGCCTGTGCCGCAATGGTTAAAATTGTGGTCTCAGGACCTGTTGCCAAACCTTCGATGTCGATCATTAAGTCCATGCTGTATTATAACAGGAATTTTGATAAAAGTGTGTGCAGTTTAGCCAATAACCCAGGTGATTGGTTGTGACCCATCCACATAGTTTACCAATTGAACAACCAACGCATCCATCTGGGCCTGCGCTTCGGTTTTCATCGCAGTGCCATTCAACGCACTGCCGCCTTGCGGTCCGGCAATGGTGCCAAACTTTTCACGTGCTTCGCCAATGATCATTTTGCAGTTGGCCACCATGTAGTCTCGTAACCATTGTTTTATTTGATGATCACTCAACAGGTTGAATTCAGGTTTCAAGTTGTAGGTCCACAGCAACACAGTTTCTCCGGAGCCTTTGTGGTCACGGATCAGTTGCAGTTTTTTGGTAACTGGATTCCAGGTATAGTTCATGTAGGCGCCAAACATGCGTCCAGCCAGCTCAATGTATTGACTGTAGAAATCATATGTGGCCAGGCCACCTGCCACGTTGAAGTTCATCAAGTACACATTGATACTTGCTTGTGCAAATGGGTCAAAGTTACTTGCAAACGGTCCTGAACTGTCGCCAAATGTTCTGCGGAATATTTGACGCACACTCACAACTTCTTGAGGCAGTTCGTAGATGTTGACATCTTGTACCAACTGCATGAAACTATAACTTTCCTCGTAGGCGTTATTGGCTCGTTGGCGATAGGTGCCAATGGTTTTTTGATAGGCCGCTTCGTAGTGTGAGGGGTCTAGTTCTAGGTCAATGATATCTCCGCCCAACTGAAGCTTGACATATTCTATCAAGTTTTGTTTCAGTGTAGGCAGTGATTGCTGTTGCTGTTCTGGCATCTGGAACTCCGGTTCCTGTATTTATTGAAGTTTTGCTATCGTGTTGGGCAACCATTGAGCAAAATCCACGGGCCACTGGCGTTGCATTTGTGCCAACAGTTGTTGATTGTGTGTGGCCGCTGCGTGACATCTCGCAGCCAATTTGACTTGATCGGAATTTTTTATGTTGTGATAATTTTGTATGTTGAGTTTGACAAATTCTGTGATTTTTCCATGCCCGTACATGGTGTTACTTTGCGTCAAACTGTCATAACTGTGATCTACCACGTCATCTAGTACATCAAACCCCAGTGTTTTCAAATACTCCACAGCATGTTTTGCTGAAAACACAGCCCAAGGTGCTGGCGTTACCAATGCTCTAAATATCTTTTCGCTGAATGCTACAGTGGCATCTCCGGCATAGGTTTCAATTACCAAATTGAGATACGCACCAACCTGTGTTTGCTCAACTGTTAGTGCATGATTTCTAATGGGTATGTGCGGCTGGGTTTGATCAAACCACTCAGCATATTCAGTATTATGCAATTGATTCAGCTGTGTCCAACAATGTGCAAAACTGTGCTGAGCATGTTCAGCAGTGTGCTCATTGCCCTGTGCTCGTGCATTGAAATTCACATGATCCAACTGTTGCACTTGATCAATCCCGCCCGACTGTTTCGTCAATTCTAACAAAATCAACTGTCGCTGACTGTCCAGCCTGTTGACCGAAAAATTAAATCGCCGACTTGGTGTCCAATTTTGATCTGCTGGCACATAACTAAACACTCCAAAGTAACTTGATGGCAACTTCAGAATCTGATAATTGGTAGCAAAGGGCATGTGGTTGTCGGTGACGATTGTGGTGTCAGTATCAAACCACTGATCGGGTGGCAGGCTCCAATCATCTCGGTTGACTCCAAAGTCATCGGCCAAGCACACAACGACCTTGCGACTGCCGCGCCCCCATGCTCTGGCACTGCCGGGTATTTTTTGATAGCCCATGTTCATCAACACACTTGAAAACAAATGAACCATTGCATGCTCATGATACATGCAGTGACTCTGCTGAAATATTTCTCCAAGATCAATGCGATAAAACTCTTGATCAAACATGGTCAAGATCCTTTGACCACTGGAAATATCTTTTGAAATGTGTACTGCTCAGGACAAAATTTACACTGTGCAATGGGATTATCCAATTGAGCAAAAAATTCTTGTTGATAAGTTTCAAAGTTGTCCACGCTCAGTGGCTGATACGAATTTAACAATGCTCTGTCTGCATCAGATATATCCAATGTGTGTTGTTGATCAAACTCGGGCATCAGTGCCACCGGCGCACACTTGTACAACTTGCCGCGTATGAAATGATAACTTTTGAATGTGGCAAATCCACAATTTTGATGTGCAAAAAATGGATCGCTGTTGTGCAATTTAAACACTGGTTGGGTGCTGTTTTGCCAAGACTGAGTTATGGCCGCTGAATGAAACGTGTCGACGTTCATCACCGTTACCACTATGCCATTGCGGTCAACGAACAGATAATCAGAATTCCAAAAATTTTCCGAATGTCCTTTTGGATATATTTGTACTGGTCCTTTGAGGAACCATAGTATATCTTCTTTTAATTTTTCAAACTGATTAGGGTTGTGCAAACTCACACCAATGTGATTGTGCGGACGAGTCTGATGTTCGAAAAACAAAGCATCGTAAAGATCAGGATTGTGTCTAAATCTAGTGCCGTTTGTGAGTATTTGAACTTCAATTCCAAATATGCGATTGATGCCTTGCACCCAGTCTATCAGGGTGGGGTTCAAAAAAGGTTCCCCACCCATGATAGTGACTGCTGTGAGATCAACTAACTTGCCCCACTGCTGGTATTGATCTTCATAGTCGCCCCAACGTTGCCAGCCTTTAAAGTTGAAATTGTTAAATCTATTGCAGTGCTGGCAGGTTAAATTGCATACATTGGTAATGTATAGGTCTACTTTGTTGGGGATCACATGCATGCACTACTTACCAGGCTTTGAGCACTACCAAGTTCTCCGTGCCACGTCCATTGAATGGAGTCTCAGTTGTGGTAAGGTCTTTGTAGATCTTACGTGCGGCTGGTTTGCCTGCGGCTTGCACAGCCTTGACAACATCTGCTGGCTTGCGCACAGTTTTCTGCATGGTCTCAATGGTACTGAAACCAATGATGCTGTTGCTTTTCACAGTGAATGCCTGTGTGTGACTGTCAGCCACAAGATGAATCAACTTGCGCTTCTTGGTATCGTACAACCAGGCTTCTGCTTTGTCCACAAGACTTGCGGCTGGCAGGCCTTTGAGTTTGAGTTCGGCAAATTCCATTAACACTTTGAACTTTGCGGCACGTTTCTCTGGCGGCACTGACTTGACCTTGCGTGGTTTGCGTTCCACTTTCTTGATCTGCACATACGCACCGCAGTCATTGATCACTGCTTCGCAAAACTTCACAATGTTGCGCATTTGTATTTTGCTGAAATTACTGTAGCCTTCCGCAAGTTGTGCATCTTTGCCTTCGATTGCAGTTTCAAACTCTGCAAGTTTGTGCTTCCACAAGTTGGCAATGTCTGAAATCATTTGAGGTGCTACATTCAGTCCGCGGATGACTGTAATAGGCTTGTAGTCTGCACTCATCTTGGCGCCTGCAACCACAAACTCATCAAACATGCCGTCCAGTTCACCAGCACATTCTGACACCTTTTCACGCAACCGGTCTTGAATGTTGGGCTTGGCTGCCACAGGCACTGCCTCAACAACCACCACTTCGGGTTCACGTGCAGTTAATATTTCTTGGATGTAGCCTTCCAGTCTCACTTGTTCTGTGTCTGTCAGGTCCAGGCCCACCATGCTCATGCGGCATAGCCATGCAGTGGTCAGTCGAACTGCTGAGTCTGGCACGCCTTTTAACGCACGAACATCTGCTTTGCGGCCATTATGTTCCAAATATGCCACCAGCATTTCACGGGCATCTTTTTTGCCATAAAAGTAATTGTACCATGAAAAGGCAGCACTCAGTTGACTGGTGCGATCGTCTGTGGGTTGCACACGCCATGTGGGTTCCAACCCTGTGTATTTGGTATCAGGACTGCGAGGGTTCATTGGCTTGACAGCGGCTCGTGTTGCATTCATATGGGCTCCTGGTAAATTTATACGTAATTATAGCAGAGAAAGAATTTTTGGTCAACCCCAAAAGCCCTTTCGGGCTCAGGGTCAAAACACATGCCCTTTAAATTGCTCGTAGTCATAAAATGCAACCAAAGTACTACCACGGAAAAACACTGTGAGCCCGCCCAAGTCCTCGCGCACATCTGCCCCGGTAGTCTCTGCAATAAAGTCTGTGGCACGAGTCTCAAGCATCTCCATCAAGTCATCACCAG